TTAAGGTTGCAGAGCAAAGTATCGAGGTAGATCCTAGATCTAAAACGACTGCAGACAAAGCTTTTAACTATATTGCTACAGGAAAACCTGAAATGCCAGTTGGCGGTCAGAAAAGAATGTTAGCAGAGAAAAAAAGAAACTCTAAAGCGTACTAATTATGTGGTTATCGGCGATTAAACTAGCCGTTTCTGCTGGAAGTAAAATTTACGCTAACAAGCAGAGAACGAAGATGGCAATGTCTGATGCACAACTGATGCATGCAGAGCGTATGGCCCGAGGTGACGAAGCTTACCAGGGTAAATTGTTAGAGGCTCGACAATCAGACTGGAAGGACGAGGCAGTTTTGATAATTCTCAGTTTGCCCGTGTTGGTGCTTGCGTATGCAGTCATATCAGATGACCCGACTGCTATGGATAAAGTAAAATTGTTCTTCGAGATGTTCTCGCAGCTCCCGTCATGGTTCACAAACCTTTGGATCCTTGTCGTGGCGAGTATTTATGGTATAAAGGGTACACAAATTTTTAGAAACGGAGGAAAAAAATAATGCCAAACAAAAGATTTAATAAACAAGTTCCTGCATTCAAAGCTGGCGGTAGAGCTGGTAAAATGGGTGGTGGAATGATGATGAAGAAGCCTATGATGAAAGTAGGTGGCGACGTCAAAAAAATAGAAAAAACTTTTGGAAGTAAAAAGAAAAACTTAAAAAAAGTTGATGCTAAAAAAAACCCAGGTCTAGCTAAATTACCAACTAAAGTTAGAAATAAAATGGGATTTATGAAAAAAGGCGGCAAAGTTAAATAATGGCTCGTCCAGGTTTATACGCAAACATCCACGCTAAAAGAAAACGTGGTGGCAAGATGCGTAAGAAAGGTGCGAAAGGTGCACCGACTGCGGCCAACTTTGCAAGAGCAAAACAAACAGCGAGAAAAAGATAATGACTAAACTATGTCCTAGAGGTAAAGCCGCAGCGAAAAGAAAATTCGCCGTGTACCCGTCAGCATATGCTAATGCCTACGCTTCTAAGATTTGTGCTGGTAAAATTAAAGATCCCTCTGGAGTAAAAAGAAAAGATTTTAAAGGACCTAAACCTAGTAAAGCTATGGGTGGTTCTATCAAACCAGCTAAACCAAAAATGATGGGTGGTGGATTAACAGAAGCCACTGCTAGATTGAAAAGACAAGGTTTAAGAAAAGGCGGTGGTGTTTGTATTCGAGGAATGAATAGAGAAGCTATCGGAAAGAATTCTTAATGTCATGGCTGGTCTAAAAGAATGGTTCAAGCAAGATTGGGTCGACATTGGCGCTAAGAAAAAAGGCGGAGGTTTTAAAAAATGTGGAAGAAAATCTGCGAGTGGATCAAAAAGAAAATATCCAAAGTGCGTCCCTGCTGCCAAAGCGGCAAGCATGACAGACTCCCAGAGACGGAGTGCCGTTGCAAGAAAGAGAAGTAAAGCACAAGGTGTAGGTGGTAAACCAACAAACGTTCCAACATTTACAAAAAGAAAAAAAGCCATGGGTGGTGGTTTCATGATGAAACGACAAAGAATGGGAATGATTTAATGAGAAAAGATTATTCAAAAGGCACCATGCCAGCTAGAAATAAAAAAAATTTCAGACCTACAAAGTCTGGAGCAGGTATGACACGAGCCGGTGTCAAAGCATACCGAAGATTAAATCCCGGCTCTAAATTAAAAACAGCCGTGACTGGTAAAGTGAAGCCAGGATCAAAAGCTGCTAAACGTAGAAAATCATACTGCGCAAGATCACTAGGTCAGCTCAAAAGAGCTTCAGCAAAAACTCGTAACGATCCGAACTCACGTATCCGTCAGGCTAGAAGGAGATGGAAGTGTTAAAAAAACAAAAAATTAAAAAAGTAATGAAAGGTTTGCAGAAAGCATCAAAGACACATGCTGCGCAAGCTAAAACACTAAAAGGAGTATTACATGGCGGATCCAAAAAAAGGAACGGGAAAAAAGCCTAAAGGTTCAGGAAGAAGACTGTATACGGATGAAAATCCCAAAGATACAGTTGGAATAAAATTTGCAACACCATCAGATGCAAGAGCAACTGTTGCAAAAGTCAAACGTGTAAATAAACCGTTTGCAAGAAAAATACAAATATTAACGGTTATGGAGCAAAGAGCTAAAGTGATGGGTAAAAGTCAAGTTGCTTCAATCGCTAAGAAAGGAAAAGATGCAATTAGAAAACGTCATAAATCGTCTAATTAAATTTATAAACACCAGACTTCAAGCTTTATCTGTAACGGTAACATCAGGAAGTATTGACAGTATGGAAAATTATAAGTATATAATAGGACAAATTAACGGCTTAGAAGCCACGAAACAGGAACTCTCTAACCTGCTAGAAGATAAGGAGCGAAATGGAAAAGGAACAGTCATCGATATTAACACCAAACAATAAACTTGTTGGTGTAAAACCTACAAAAGAAGAACCAAAATTACCTAAACCCACTGGTTGGAGGATGTTAGTTTTACCTTTTAAAATGAAGGAAACAACTAAAGGTGGAATACACTTAGCTGAAACAACTTTAGAGAGACAACAAGTTGCTTCACAAGTTGGTTTAGTTATGGCTATGGGTCCACAATGTTATAAGGATAAAGAGAGGTATCCTGAAGGTCCATGGTGCAAAGAGAAAGATTGGGTTATGTTTGCAAGATATGCAGGTAGCCGAATCAAAATAGATGGTGGAGAGATGCGTCTGCTAAACGACGATGAAGTGTTAGCAACAATTGATAGTCCAGAGGACATCTTGCATGAGTTCTAAACATAGGAAGGAGTAACTATGCCAGAAGATAATAAAATAAAAAAACCAGATCCACAAGTTGATCTGGATACTTCAGGACCTGAAATAGACGTAGCTTTACCAGAAGAAAAAAAAGAAGACACTGGTGGCATTTCTAATATTCAGACTGAAGAAATAAAAGAAACAGAAACAGAAACAACGGAACAGGAAACAGATAAAACATTTGAAAATGAACGAGAAACAAAGTTAGAAGAAGGTGGTGAGGTAGAAAAGAAAGAGGGAAAAGAAGACGATAAGCTTGAAGAATATAGTAAAGGAGTTCAATCTCGTATTGCAAAACTTACTCGTAAAATGCGAGAAGCAGAGCGAAGAGAAAAAGCTGCTTTAGATTATGCAAAAGCTATCGAAGAAAAAAGAAAAACTACTGAAACAAAATTTTCAAAAGTAAATGAAGATTATGTTAAGCAGTTTGAAAATAGAGTTAAAGATGGTTTAGACGCTGCGCAAAAATCATTAGCACTAGCAATAGAAAATTCTGATGCTGCTGCTCAGATTGAGGCACAGAAAAAAATCGCTGCTTTATCAATTGATGAAGCTAGACTCAATGCTTTAAAAGAGCAACAAACAACAACTAAAGAAGTGTCTGCGCCTAAATTATCTGACGCAAACACTCTTCCAGAAAGCACACCTCAAAACTTACCTACACCAGATCCTAAAGCGGAAGACTGGGCAAGTAACAATTCATGGTTTGGTAAAGATAGAGCCATGACGTTTACAGCCTTTGAAATCCACAAAGATTTAGTTGAAAGAGAAGGTTTTGATCCTCAAACAGATGAATATTATGCAGAAATTGACAAAAGAATTAAGGTTGAATTTCCGCATAAATTTGATACAAAGGAAACACAAACGTCGAAACCGACGCAAAATGTTGCTTCTGTCAAACGTACAGCTGTAAGACAAGGAAAGCAAACTGTGAGACTCACTTCCTCTCAGGTAGCAATAGCTAAAAAACTTGGAGTGCCACTCGAAGAGTACGCAAAACAAATTAAACTCACGGAAGGAGCGTAACATGGAAAAAGATAATACAAAAACTTCTCGTGCGAACCAAACACGGACAAAGTCAGAGAGACCTAAAGTGTGGGTTCCCCCATCTTCTCTAGATGCACCCCCTGCACCTGATGGATTCAGGTATAGATGGATAAGAGCAGAGACTGTTGGCTTTCAAGATACAAAGAACGTAACTGGACGAATTAGAGAAGGTTATGAACTTGTAAGAGCTGAAGAAGTTGAAAATGCATCTGACTATCCTGTACTTGATGAAGGTAAATACAAGGGAGTGATTGGGGTTGGTGGCCTTCTACTTGCGAAGGTACCCGAAGAGATTGCGAAGCAAAGACAAGACTATATGACTAATCGTCATAAAGATCGAAGCGAAGCAGTAGAAAACGATCTAATGAAGGAGCAAGATAGTAGAATGCCTATCAATGTTGAGAGGCAATCTCGTGTAACCTTCGGTGGTACGAAAAAGTAAAATTTTAAATATCATCGATTAACAACCCGTACTGGAGGCCCTTCGGGGCAGGTACATAAGGAGAAACAACACTATGGCAAATAGAAACAGCCAGGGTTTCGGACTTAAAGCGGCTATGAGAGCAGGCAACACGCCTTCTATTCAAGGTCAATCTAAGTACGATATCGACGCTGGTGAAACTAACGCTATCTTCAATGGAGAGCCGGTAAAGATTGATCTTAATACTTCTACTGGTGGATACATTGTAACTGCAGCAGCAGGTACTGCGATGGTTGGTGTTTTAAATGGTGTAACATTTACAGATGCTACAACTTTAAAACCAACTTTCAGTAACTTCTACCCAGCAGCTACAACTCCTGCGAATAGTGAAGACGTCACTGCGTTTGTTAATGATGACCCTTTTCAAGAATACATCATTGCATCAGACGCTACTTTAGGCGGTGATCTTGCAACAAGAAAATCAAAAATTGGTTTAACTTATGCAACGACTGCTGCAGCAGGTAGTACAACAACAGGAAAATCTTCTGTTCAACTAGGAATCTCAACAGCAGCAACAACTGCTAAACAATTGAGAGTAGTTAGAGTAGCTGAGGATCCTGAAAACCAAGACCAAACGGCAGCTAACTGTTCATTAGTAGTAAAGGTGAATTTACACCAATACACTGTTGGATCGCTAGCTACGGGTATTTAAGGAGAATAAACTATGGCAATATCACGATCACAACTAGTTAAAGAACTAGAGCCAGGTTTAAATGCTTTATTTGGCCTGGAATATAAAAGGTATGAAAATCAGCACGCTGAGATTTATACTAACGAAACTTCTGACAGAGCTTTTGAAGAAGAAGTAATGTTATCTGGTTTCGGAAATGCACAAGTAAAAGGTGAAGGTGCTGGAGTATCATTTGATGATGCACAAGAAACTTTCACTGCTAGATACTCTCACGAGACAGTAGCTTTGGCATTTGCTATCACAGAAGAAGCTATCGAAGATAACCTCTACGATAGATTAGCTTCTAGATACACAAAAGCTTTAGCAAGATCTATGAGCAATGCAAAACAAGTAAAAGCTGTAGAGCCTCTAATTCAAGGTCTTCCTTCAACGGATAATTTTGATTCAGGCGACGGTGTTAGCTTGTTTAACGCTTCTCACCCTACGATAGCAGGTACTTTCAAAAATACTCTGTCTACGCAGGCGGATCTTAACGAAACGTCATTAGAGCAGTCAATGATTGACATTGCAGCGATGACTGACGAGAGAGGTCTAAGAGTTGCAGCAAGAGGAGTAAAAATGATTATTCCTTCTGAGCTTCAGTTTACAGCTGAGAGATTGATGAAATCTCAAGGTAGAACTGGAACAGCTGACAATGATATTAACGCAATCGTATCTATGGGTATGGTTCCTCAAGGTTATAGAGTGAACAATTACCTAACTGATACTGACGCGTTCTATATCATCACAGACATTCCAAATGGAATGAAAATGTTCACAAGAGCTCCATTAACAACTGCAATGGAAGGTGATTTCGATACTGGAAACGTAAGATACAAAGCTAGAGAAAGATACTCATTTGGTGTATCTGACCCTAGAGGTATCTTCGGCGTAGAAGGTGCGTAATAACTAAATTTTATGGGGCCGCCTTAAAACGGCCCCATTTATCATTAACGGTGAGAAAATGAAAAAATTCAGAGTACAAATATTTGCATATCAATTAAAAACAGATTTTATTATTGAGTCTTTAGACGGTCCCATAGATATAGAAAATGCTA